CCTCAGCGATCGGATGGCCGTCCTCATCGCAGTACACGAAAACCTTCATGCGATGTACCCTCCATACCCGATCTTGCTGATCAGCTCTTCCACCATCTCCGTCACTTCTTCCTTTTCGCAGTCATCATCTTTCAGCACGCGCATGATCTGCTCCAGATCGCCGGTGATCTCATCGAATGCATCCGCGATCGCGTGCGCTGTCTTCTTCTCGTACTCGTATCTCAGTCCTTCCATCATGCCTTCACCCCTTCCTGTCGTCTGGCTATCGTCTCGATCTCGCGCAGCATCACGTTTGCGATGTCGCAAGCGAAGCCCTGGAACTGCGTCCCCTTGTACTGCTCGGCCAGATCAGTGCTGTACTTCTCCAGCAGTTCGCTCCACGCCCGATCCGACTCAGGACAGATCTTCACGCTGGGCGGAAGCTCCGCGTCGGTCTTGAACATCTTCCAGGCGCGGACAATTATGTCGTAGTAAGTTCTCAGAATGTTTTCTTCCATTTTTTTCCTTCCCTATAGGCTTACCATTGGTACCATTGTTACCATTGGTAAGCAATGGTAAACCAATGGTGCTACCAATGGTAATTACTAACCAATGGTAATCTCTTTTATTAGTAGATAGTGTCCTCGAATGCGTTGATATTGCTTACTTTTTCAAAGTCACCAATGGTAGGCATACCATTTTCACCAATGGTACCAATGGTAGTTTTTTCAATACTGTATGTTTTTGATGCAGTGCCATCACTATTGATCGTTACTTTCACGTTATCCACCTTCATAAATTTGCCCTGGTGCTTATGGATGAACCCCCCGACTCTTTTAGCTTCTTCGGAGATTCCTACTCCCAGCCGGACTGCTTCACCGATCAAAGCAGTACAGCGGCCTTTCCATAAAGCACGGTGCTCAGCTATTGCGAGTACGGCCGTCCGGATGTCTGAGCCAAGATATTCTTCCATCGATTCTGCCTGTTCTCGCTCTGCTGAGTTGCTGGCGTCTACAATAGACCATACAGCATCCTCTAATTTCACATTCAGCTCCGGCAGGCCGTCGATTGTTTTACCCTTTACAGAAATATGTATCGGGTCATCCTTCCGGCGCCGGAACATGACTATCATCTGGGATGCAGCTCCCTGCAGGCCAGTGCTGCCAAGGATGTTACTGAACGGATCGTCTGGATCCACTGCCTTCCGGTCATGGCAAACAAGCATGATTGAGATGTGATGCTTCTGCGCCAGCTCGTTCAGCGGAGTTATATCTCGATAGGCATGTGTGTATTCCGTTTCTTTCATGCTCTTTGCCGGAGAGCGAATGATCTCGAAGACGTCTACAACTACAATGCCTATGTCTGGATCCTCTTTCAGATAAGATTCAATCTGATTGACGAAGCCATCATTCAGAGAATCGGTCTCTGTCTCCAGGTAAAAATTCTTCGGAACCGGTCTGCCCTTCAGTGCCTTCTTGAGTCGCTTCTTTTGGATGGACTCGCTTGTCTCCAGGTCGAGGTATAACACTGAACACTTCCTGGTACGGTATCCGAGAAAATCTTCGCCATTAGCTACTGCCAGCAGCATCTCCAGCGCAAGCCACGACTTTCCGAGCTTCGGCTTTGCCGATAAGATGCAGGTGCCTTCTACCAAGAATGGCAGCTCGTCTCCAACTCCCACAAACACCTTTGGCTCAGGAATGTCTTTCGCCATCAGTGCTTCAGCCGTTTTCAGCTTCCTATGCTCACGCTTTTTCTTGGGCTGTGGTTTCGGATCCTGATCACCTTCCAGTGGGATGAACTCATCGGCCTGCTCTTGCTTCTGCTTCTTGTGCCGCTTATAGCCTTCCTCAATATGTTCATCGTCATACTTCTGATCGTAGGCATCCGGCTCAAACAACAGCCGGACATCTTGCCATTTCCTTCCTGCACATGAGTTGTGATGGCATTTAAAAGCAATCGCGCCATCCGTATAAGCGAATATCTTTGCATCTCCATTGCGGTGGTTGTGATCAAATGGGCACTCATCCAGCAGATACATCTGACAGTCTCTGCCGACATCTTCCTTGTAGGTGATGCCGTTCCTGGCTAAGAAGTCCTTCAGGTCGAATGCTGCCTTAGCCGGTGTATTGATCGTTCTGGATGCCGGCCGCATCTGCTTGGGCTGTGGCGGCTGCTCTATCATTTCTGCCGCGAGTGCTTGCATCAGCTCGATTGGAGCTATCTGCACCGGCTCAGAGTACGCAAGCAGTTTGCTCATCCTGTGTGGCCGTGTTGCCGTGTTTGCTCCCTTCTGGGCAAGCGTGCCGTGCAGTTTACAAATTCTTGAAGGATTATAGTTAGTTACATCGACCTTAACTTTGTCATTGTTGAACATCTGGGCCAGTGCGTTAAGGCAGTTGCTGACCATCTGTATGTTCTCATCATTCACAGGAAAACTAACGTGGTATAACAAGTGGTAACCATTTCCACTCATTGCCTCGACCGGAGCAGGAAACCCTCTGGAAGTTAAGTATTCCTTAACTTTGTTTTTTGACTGCTCGGCCGCCTGCAGCTCCTCCTCGCTCGATGAGATATTCGCAGGTCGGACAGGATCAAGGTCTATAAAGAACCATTGATACCTGTCCACTTCTGTGTCTGATGTCGTGTTCGTGTTCCGGACAAAAACATCGTGCTGGATCCTCGAATACAGTGCTTCATTCAGTTCATGCAGCGTTATATAGATGTTGGCATTGCGGAGATCCACGGAGTCGAACGCTTCCAGCAGCGTCTCGACATCCGTAAAGTATCCGCTATGAATATTCCGCTTATCTGCACCGAGAATCCTGATCTCAAAGAGCTGATGATCTGGCTTGAGCAAGGCGATTGTCTTCCTGACTTCATCGCTGTCTATTTTATCTTGCCATCTCATCGCATCCCCTTATTAGAACGGAATCTCGTCATCTACTCCCTGCTGAACATTCACCCATTTGTTAATGTCAGGCGCCGGAGCTGCCTGCGGTGTTGCCTCCCTCAGGAACTGCTTATCGGGAATGCTTGCGTCCTTGGCCTTGTCATACTGGCAGAAGTATCTGATCCGGCGGCGCGTCTTAATTTCGCCGTTGTACTCTTCTTCCTTTTCGCCGTACACAACTCCGACCTTCTTATTCTTAAACCAGCGTTCGAAAGCATCGCCCCATTCGACGGAGGCATTGTTTGACTTCTCTACGCAGCTGATAAATGTCTTGAACGATCTGGAGCAGTTGCCGTCATTGTCTTCCGTGAGAATGTACTGCACAGCCTGGAAGGGCCATGTCTTGCCGTCTCTGGTATCAGCATCAAACTGCTTCCGGAAGTAATCCGGCTGAATGTCTGCCGTATCGAAATCAATAGCGACCTTAATCATCGGCCTGCCTGTCTTGCTGGTCGTTTCCTCCACACGTTTGATCACTGCAGTGTGGCCGCCCAGCTCGATCGGGATGAACTCACCCGAAGCCTGTGTATTTTCGTAATTGTTAGGTCTCTGCATACTTTTGTGCCTCCTTCATCAGAATGTTTAAATTTTTATTCTCTTTGTAATGCCTGTGAAAGCTTTTCGGCTCATGATCGAATGGGCCGCCCTTGCGTCCTGCTTCCTGTCGCAGTGGGTTCTTCCCACGTTCTTTGGGCCCATAATATTCATCGAGGAACTGTTCGACGGTCAGTCCGCGAGCTTCAGCTTCAAAATACAATTCGTATCTTTTGTTCCTGACGAACAGTGATAAATCATTCGGATCAATGAGTACCGGAGCTCCTTGGCCTAATGTTTTGACATAGGCATCCACATATTGTCGTGCAGTGTCCTTATTACAAACGTTTGGAGCATCAATGTTTTTGTTGATAAGCCGATCCTCTTTCCATGATCCAGCGCATAGGCGAGCAGTATGCTCAAGACTGAATACTTCCCAATGCCCAGGCTCACGGCCCTTCCAGAAGTCCTGCCGGCGCCAGTTGTTATGGAATTTCGTATGACAGCTGGAGCAGAGCGTGATCACATCCCTCATATGCTCGTTGCCCAGGTGCATGTAATTAAGGTGGTGTGTTTCGAATCCGGCGCTTACATCTGCATGGCAAACAACACAGCGCCCATTGTCGAATCTGAACCGAGCTGCTCGGACTTCCTGCCAGTGCGGATGACTTTGAATGTATTCCTTATAATCTATCGCTGTCCCATCCGGTAAATAGGCTAAGCCCATCCATCACTTCACCTCCATTCCGTAGTACTCACGGATCGCATCATCTACCAGCTTCAGGTCGTTCGGAATCTCGACTGTCTCGAACATCCCTTCCGGAGTCTTGGCAGATGACTGGCCGTTGCTCTGGGTGTAAAACTTGTGATCCTGGCAGAAGATGACAATGTCGAAGCAGCCTTCCACCGTCAGCTTCTCATCAAGCATCTTGCCGATGGTCTTGGCCTTCTCGCGTCCGTCTGAATCGCTCTCAGTGTGGTGCAGGAAGTACACGATCTTGTTGTCATCTTCCAGCTCGTTCACGAAGTGGATCAGATTGCGGAAGTTTGCCGCCATGTCAGTGAATTTGTCATATCCTTTTTCCTTGGAACGATCGAAGAGCTCATTGACCAGCAGATACTGGCTGTCATCGATCACGATCGAACGCGCCTTACTTCTCTGGATCATCATTTCGATCCATGCATACTTGGCTGCATTCAGCTGTGCATAGCTTTTAAGATCCTCCGGATTGCTGAACGTGCTCGGAATCTTTACCGTCTTCAGATCCGACTTAAAAGGCAGCCGTCCCTTCTCTACGGAGATCACGCCGACTTCATCCGGCTTAAAATTCTTCAGTGCGTAGGTCTTTCCAGAGCCACTACGCCCCATTACCATTACTGGAAGTCCCATCCTTATTCCTCCTGTGTATCCAACCATGTGTCCATGTGCACCGTATACATGTCTCTTGCGCAGTCATCGCAGAGCGTTTCGCCGCTGATCAGCCAGAAGGTGTCATCATCGATGATCTTCCCGCAGGCATCGCACACCGGAAGCTTTTCCTGCTCACGCTCGATCTCTGCATCGTGCCGCATGGCATCCACTATGGGATCGTTACTAAAAAACATCATTTTGTATTCACCTCATAAATATGGTATGCTTTGTGCATCCAATCATATGTTTTGTGCTGATGCCGGTGTCTGGATCTCATCCATCCAGCCCGGCATTCTCACTGTTGAAGAGCTCATCTTCCATGGTTTCCATGACTTCGTTCAGCGCATTCCGGACCAGATTAAGCGCGCCCTGGATCGTGCCGCTGTTCCGGCCCATGGCTTTGGTAAAGTCTTCCAGATCGTGCATCTTGGCATCTACGATCAGCGCACTGATCATCTGGAATGCATCGCGGTCAATGGTTGCTGTCTTGCTCATCTTGTTTATCCTCCTTCCTTCTGGGATTGTGCGTGCCGCACCGGCCTTCCGCTTGGAGCTTCTTGATCCGGCTCTGCACGGCATCGTAGGTGGTCGCGAACTGCTCTGCGAGCTCCGTGATGGTAGCGCCTGCCTCATACAGTCGGATGATCTCGGAGATCTCTTCATCCGTCCACTTCCTGTTGCTCCGATGCTTGAACTCGGTCACCCATGAACGCGGGTGCGGTTTGTCCTTCTTTTCCTTTATGCGGTCAAGCTGTTGTGGAAAGCACGCATCGCGTGGATTTGCGTCCACTCGCACCGGTAGTGTCGCTGGCCTCTGAACATCCGGCAGCTTAATCGGCTTGACCGTTGCGCGGCTCACTTTGCCTTGGCCGGACGTCCGCGCTTTTTCTCCGGCTTTGGTGCGTTTGGGTCTGAATCCTCATGCGGTTTGCTGATCAGTGTCCGCAGGATCTCTTTCACGCAGTCCGCGCACAGATCATATGGCACCAGCAATGCCGATCTGACTGCCTCGCGGTCGGCCTGCTCCGGGAACAGCCTCGCCAGCTCTTCCACATCGGCCAGCTCCGTTATCGGCTCCAGATCCTTAATGCTGCTTTCGCGTATCGTCTGGATCTCCACCTGCGCTGGCAGGCCGTCAATCTCGGCGCCGCACCGATCGCACATGAACACCATCTTCCTCATTTTTCATCGACCTCCACCGTGCGGATCAGAGTCTTGATCTCTGCCACAATTTCGTGATCTGCCTTCTGGGACATGACCAGTTCCCCGATGTACTTCAGCAGCCCAAATGCCGCCCACAGTTCTTTATCCTTCATCAATTCCACCTCCGTTCAGCCCTATGGCCTACAATCATCAACATCATTCCACATGCAATCATCACTGCCGGAATCAGCATGTTTTCGCTCTCAGCAGCCGCCCCGCCAAGCAGCAGGATCATAAATCCGAGCCCTTCAAGTATCAGTGTCATTTCCTTCTTCCTCCTTTCCGAGATATTTTTTGAGCAGACCTTCCGAGATGTTGTATGTCCATCTGGAAGACATCTGCACTGCTGAGCCGATCGGCAGCTGATTTGTCCTGAGGCCGTATCTTACGTACTCTGGAGACGCGCCGATCATTCGCGCTGCTTCCGTGACTGTGATCTTCATGGTCGTTACCTCACAAATTTAATTTGTTTCAGTGGCAAAAAAAATATTATCCAGGGAAAGCCCATAAAGCTCTGCCAGTTTCCTTGCCACTGCGACCGACGGCAGCGTTTTTCCGTTCTCCCAACTGCGAAGAGTATTCTCAGAAACGCCCATTTTCTCAGCAACATCGTGCTGTGTAAGCCCTGCATTAACGCGAGCCGCAGCAGGAGAGATCTTCAGATCTGTCATCTCTTTTCCTCCTTCCTTATGAAATTCTGTTACCACTTGCGACAATGGTAAAACAAATCGTATTTGTTGTCAACGGGAAAAACTAAAAATATTTGTGATGAAACAAAAAATAATGTAGAATATACGCACGGAGGAGGATGGATCATGACAGACGCAGAACAGAAAAAAGTATTCGCTGAGAACCTCAGATATTATCTGGACAAGTACGGATATACACAGATCGAAGTCGCCGACAAGATCGGAGTATCACAGCAGCGCTTTAGTTCATGGTGCGCTGGTCGTGCAATTCCGCGCATGGATAAGATCCAAGCACTGGCTGACTTCTTCGGCATTCCGAAAACGTACCTTATCGATGTACATTCCAATGAACATAAAGCAGCGTATTATATGAATCCAGAGGCGGCAGAGATCGCGCAGGAGATCTACGAAACTCCAGAGCTGCACATGCTCTTCGATGCAGCGCGCAACGTCCCGCCGGAGGATCTTATAGTAGTTGCAGAGATGGTAAAGAGGATGAAAAAGACAAATCCAGATGGTTGACGTGTTTGTGTATGGGATCGACATCCCTGGAAAAGTAAACGAAACTATAGTTCCCTGCATTGACGGCTACACCGTCTATATCGACCGGAATCTGCCGCGAAATCGCCGCATTTCAGCCCTTGCGCATGCAGTGCGGCACATTCTTCGCGGAGACTTTGAAAAGCCCGATGCGGGCGAAATTGAGGAAGAATGTCATGAAGCGGATGCCCAACAACTTTGGCACAATTTACAAGCTGTCCGGATCTCGGAGGCGGCCGTGGATTGCACGGAAGCTCTGCGGGAAGATCCCAGACCATGAAAAGAAGCGCATGGTGCCGCAGTACGTCACCATAGGCTACTACAAGACCAGAACCGAAGCGCTGGCCGCTCTGGCTGCGCACAATGCCGATCCGAGCGATCCGAAGCTCCGCAGGAAGACGGTTGCGGATGTGTATGACGCATGGTCCGCAGAGCACTTCCCAAAAGTGAAGGAAACGCTGCATTATGTGGCCGCCTACAAAGTGCTGTCAGGAATTTCTGACAGGCCAATGGCGGATCTGAAGCTGGATGATCTTCAATGGGTCATGAATAACTCTGGCAAGAACAAACCCACGCTGGAGAACGTGAAGATGCTCCTGAACCAGCTTTACAAGTACGCCGTCATTCACGAAATCTGTGTGCAGCAGAAGGCAGATATGATAAAATATCTGGATGTAGGCAAGAAGAATCCCAACAAGATTGAGCGCCGGATCTTCACTCCAGAAGAGCGAGCAGCTGCCCGCGGTGGAACCGATCTGCTGGACAGGATCACATTCTTCCTGCTCTGCACTGGCCTGCGTGTCGGTGAGTTTTCCAATCTGAAGGAATCTGACATCCATGAAGGCATGATCAGCATCCGGGAAGCGAAAACAAAAGCCGGTGTGCGCACCATTCCACTTCCGCGTGGTCTGGAAGTCCCAGAGCGCATGAAGGTGGTGGACATCCGGAGCGGCATGAAGGCAAAGTACCACGGTCACACGCCGCACGATACGCGCCACACGTTCACGACCTTGGCAGTACAGGCCGGGATTGATCAGCGGATCATTGACGCGCTTGTCGGCCATGTCCAGA